CCGCTCACCGGGCTTCCGGTGCTTCTCAGGCACCAGGGAAAGGTTTCCGTCGACCACACGGGTAACCGTGTCGAGCCACGATTCCCGGTCGCCATTCGGCTTCACACGCTGATAGGTACGCTCATACACAGTCTCGCCGGTCGGGCCAAAGTTAGGGGCATGGTCAAACAAAGAGATTCCTTCAGTTGTCTTCAGAGACTCGACCAGGACAGGCATGGTCCCTTGTCGCCTGTACGAGATCGAACAGGGTTACTTCACGGTCGGGACAACAGGAGCAACCGCCCTGAGCTACGGTCGCGCCGCATTCGCAGCACTCCAGCTCACAACCCCCGTTGTCCCACCCGATTACTTGAAATTGGCGGAGTCGGCTCACGCCGTGGCACCGATCCGGCGAAGGCCGGGGCCGCTGTATGCCCTGGCTTCGTTCTGACGCTTCACGACCCCGTTATTCAGACTGCGCGTGATCTTGTCGATAGCGCGAGAAAGCCGCATCGTTTCGGCCGAGGAAAGCGGCTCTCCCTGCTCGTACCGCTTCGCGATAACGGCAGCGTCGAGGGCGGGAAGCTTGCCGTAAGCGGCGTCGAGGTCCCAAAGGGCGACCACTACGCCACCCGAGGTGACGGAAACTCCGTCATCCTGAGTGGGGGCCTTCTCCCACATCTCAGGCTGAAAGAAAGACCGCTCGAAGAGCTGTCGCACTTCCGAGGACGTGTAAACGTACTCCGCAGAGTGATAGATGTACGCGTATCGCTCTCGGCCTGCATAGCTCACGGCCACGTTCCGGAAGTTCTTCCTGAGTTGTCCGTCCGGGTAATCGGTGCTCTCGTACGTCGACCGCTTCTCGCAGACGTGAAGAAGGATCTCCTGTCGAATGTCCTCGGCCTCAATGCCGGGGTACTCCTCGGCGACGCGCTGAGCGACGCTCTCGGCAATCTTCGTGTATCGGGTCCAGTGCATCATTTGCGTGTCTCCTAGGAGGCCTTGACGCCGTATGTACGGCCTTCGACCACGAAGGTTCCGTTCGGGCGGATGAATACCGGGGCAGGGGTTACCCGGTTCTTGTCGACGTACAGAATTCCGAAGCCCTGTTGCCAATTGGCGTGACCGGCCTTCAGGTATCCCGCGCTTTTCAGGGCCATAAGGTTTCCGACCTCGAAGCCGAATCGCTCTCGGGTGAGCTTCGAGTTCACGGCCATGTGTTCGTGCTGAATCCCGAGCTTGTGAGTGTGGCCGCAAATGACGCTGTATCCCCACTTACGGGCCAGGGCCATTGCCGTTCCACCGGGAACCCTCGAAGAGGCCCCTTCGTCGCCATGGGCGATAAGCCAACCGGGGGCAATCTCGTACGGCTCAGCGTGGTACCGAATCCCGTACTTCTCGAACTCCAGCAGGGCCGGCACATCGAGGGCCTTCAGCCCCATAAGGCCAGGGGCACGCGTCCTGACGTACGTAAGCGGCCGGTCCATGTGGTTGGATCGCTCGACGTCCACGGGGCCGCCATAGACGGCCCTGAGCGGTTTCCCGAAGGCACGCCCGAACGCGTCACAGTGCGCCTGAAGATCCCCCTTGTACTCTCCGGCCGTCCCTCGGGTCCATCGGCTGATCTGAGGGAAGTCGACTTCGTCACCGACCGAGTGAACTTCGTCAGGCTGATACTGGCCGATGAAGTCGATCACGTTCCGCAGCGCACGCTTATCGTGGTACGGAATTTGCATGTCCGACAGGACGACTATTCGCTTCAAGGCTTCTCTTTCTAGACGTGGTCGAGCAACTGACGGCCGAGATATCGCGTGTACGCGGGCGGTATGGCTTCGCGAAGTTCGCGGCGGCTCATCCACGGGATTTCCATGATTTCCCGAGCAAGCTCGGCACCGATAAAGTTGCCTACGATGTGCATGAATTCGTGAGGCTGACAGACACGGCCCATCTTGTTCTGAGGGGCGACGTGTTCCGGATGCTCCGGGGCGGCTAGCGGTATGGAGCCTTCGAAGATTCGGTGTCGATAGGTGCGAAGACTGAACATCGCTCCGCACAACATGACCGGATCTTTCAGGGGGGCACCTTTTACGTTCTCGATGATGTAAGGCTTTCCGGTCGCCACCAGGGCGGACCGGACGTCATCGACCGATAGGGGGTGTTCGTTGTCGCGTATTCGCTGCGCCCAGGAATAGCCCTGACAGGGCGGGGACGCGTGGATAGCGTCGAATTCGTGGCCGATCTCGGCGAGAACTTCGAGGGCGTCGCCCTGTATGAACTCGTACGGATAGTGGCGCTGGTGGTTGATATCCACCCCGACCACTTCGAACCCCGCTTGTGCGTATCCTGCACCGGCACCACCGGCACAGCAGTAAAGGTCAAGCAGCCGAGGCTTACCCAATACTAGTTTCCGGGCTCAAAAACGACGGGCTTAGAGAAGCGCTCTTCCATCCCACGAAGGCGGATATCGAGCATGGCCGCATACACGGCCAGGTCTTGAGCTTCTTCCCTGGCGTATCGGATCAGTTCGAGAAGCGGCATGGTTTCGAACTTCTGAGTCGTACCGTCGCTGTATTGCTCGGCACCGACCCCGAGGATTCGCCCCTTGCACTCGCCGATGAACTCGGCGAAGGACTCGGCCAGTTGCTCACTGGTCATCGCTTGATCTCCAGTCTGTCTAGAAGGGCCTCGGGGCCGTTATCCAGTACGTACGAATTGACGTCGTGTCCGGCCGGCATGGGGCTTATCCGGGCGCTCTTAATCTGCTCTGCGACCTTCTCGGCGAATTCCATCCCCTGTCCCTTGTCGTCCTGGTCGGCGAGGATGTAAACGGCCCGGTAGCCCTTGAAGCACCGGGCAAAGTAGCTCTTCCATGCGCTCACACCGGCAATGCCGATAGCGGGAATCCCCGCTTCGTTCGCCGCTATCGCGTCGAATTCGCCTTCACAGATGGCGATATGGTCGCTCGGTATGAGAAGCGCGTTTGCGTTGTAGATCCGCGGGGGGTCACCGGGAACGCTGCGGTATTTCGGGCCTTCCCCTTCGCCGAGTCGGCGGAAGCGTACGGTGACAACTCCGGCCCTGGTGAGGTAGGGAACCGAGAGCATTCCTCGGGCCGTCTCATGCCCCGGCAAGGGGCTTTCGACGTATCCCAGCCTGAAGGATGCTGCGCTGTCCTCGGACAGGCCCCGACTCTTCAAATACGCCACGGCGGCGGGGCTTCTCGTTAGGTCCCCCTCGTATCGCGCCGTAGCTTCCTCCAAGAAGCTTTTCAGCGCAGGATCGGGTACAAGCGAAGTCACGGCATCCTTCCTGGTCTGCGATTACGTCGAAGCTGTCGCCCGAGATATCGCAAGCGAAGCACCGGAAACGGTTCTCTTCGGTGCACACGGAAGCCGAGGCATTTCGGTCTTCGTGGAACGGGCACTTCATTTTTCGGAAGCGGCTACCTTCCGGAACGTCAGTCGCTCCGTAGTGCTCTAGAACTTCCGCTATAGGGGGCTTTTCCATCCGCCCTCTCTTACGTACCAAATACTAGTTTCGAAGGGGTGGCGGAATCAAAGAGCGTCGAAGACCTGAATACGTGCGCCCGGTTCCTCGCCCTGGTCGGCGTAGACCTTATGGGCATCGAGCTTCACAACCTGGGCGTCATCCTTGAATGCTCCGCCCATTCGAAGGGCGTCGAGCGTGCTCCGACACAGCTTGTCGAGATCCGGATATCGGTCCGGGTACGTCGGAGCGTTGTCCTTCAACAGGTGAGCGAAGCGACCGGTTCGGTAATGGCTCTTAGGTCGCTTCAGACGGAACCACACGGCCACGGCCACGAACGGCCAGGGGCCGAAGGTGTGCTTCTCAGTCTCGGCCGCTACGGCAGTACGCCACGGCTTGACCTTCTTCGAAGACTCGACCATTCGGCCCCCGCCAACATGCCTCTTACTGCCCTGGGGGGCAGGGGTGCCGATCACGTCTATCTCGATCACAGGGCCGGATCACCGGCAAGGAATCGAGCCAGGTCTAGAACGTCCTCGGGTTCGGTGTTCAACTCTCCCGAGTTGCGGAGCATGCTCCGGGCTGTATTCCAGATATCCGCACGACCGGCAACGTACCGATCCTGTTCCGCGCGGTCGTCGTCGCTGATCTCGTCCACGATGTATCGGTTAGGCGTAAAGCCACGTTCAGCCACTTAGCCGCATCCTTTCCATATCGGCATCGAGATAAAGAATCATCGAGCCGGAAGCGTCAGCCTTTCCGGTGCGGTTCTTCACTACGGACACACCCATTTGCCGGGAAGCGTCATCCCCGATGCGGTGAAGCGTCAGGATCATTTCCGGCACGCGGCCTATCTGTCCCTTGATCTGAGACAGGGGAACGGCCTGGTTACCGTCGTTGCTGTCCCCCTTGACGTGGTGCAGGGCGACCACGCACGCGCCCGTTTCACGGGCTAGCTCATGCAGGTACTCACAGACCTTTTCCAGGGCGACATACGAGCTACTGTCGCCCTCGGCGTCCGGGACCACGTTCGAGAGGTTGTCAACGATGATGAGTTCCGGCCAGGCCCCGTAAGTGGCCGCGAAAGCCTTCAGCTCCCCTTCGAGATCGTCAATCGTGAGGGACGCGGTGAAGTCCCACCGGAGGTGATCGAAGCCGTCTAGCTGAGCTTCTACGGCTTTCGTGTTGCCCTTCTCTAGGGCGTTCTCGACGTCCCGCGTCGCCCACCCGGACACGTTCGCGGCACACCGAACAAACATCGTTTGCGGGTCGGTATCCGCACTGAAGTAGAAGGCCGGCACACGGGCGTGAAGGGCCAAAGCCATACTCAGGGCAGACTTACCGACGCCAGGGGCCGCAGAGATGATCGTGAACTGTCCTCGGCGGAAGTGCACGGTATTCGCGGCGAAGGTCTTGAAGAGAACAGGAAGGGGTTCGCCGGTCTTTCCGGCGTCGCCCTTAGCTCGAACAATCGTGTACAAGGGCGATCCTTCGAGGGTTCTTAGTTGGCAGACCAGACAGGCAGGGGAGCGCAGTTGCGGTAACGGCTCTTCCGGAACTCACCCGTGGTCGAGATAAGGCCGCGCTTCGCGGCTCGACGCATCACGGGACCGAGGGCGCGAGGCTCCCGCGGCTTGATAAGACCGGCGTCCCAGAGATCGTCAGTAGTGAACTCTTCGAGGTTTCCGGAAAGCTCGGCGATGAAGCCGAGGGCGTACCGCTTCCATTCGTCGTCGGCGTTCGCGTCAACCTGGGCAATGGCAGCGTCACGCTTCGCGGTGGCGTTAGTGATCGTGGGCATGGCTGTATCTCCTCGGGTGGTTTAAACGGGGGTGCGCGTTGATTGCGGTAGCCGCGCCCCTACCGTGCCAAATACTAGTTTCGGGCCTAACGAATGAACTCCAGAGAGCACGCGTCCGGCGTTCCCTGGGGGGCCGGGCAAGCCCACGCTTTCCAGGTGCCAGGCTTGTTCTTGTAAGGCTTCTCCAGGAATCGCTTCGTGCCGTGCGGGCAGTTAGGCGCATTGCCGTACGGGGTGGCCCCGGAAGGGGCCTGAGAGGCCGCCTGGCCGCCGTTCTGGCCGCCCTGGTCAAACTGTCCGGGGTGAGTCACCGGACGCGCCCCAAGCTGCGCCCCAAGGATCTCTTCCGCGCGAAGAGCGGTAACGGCCTCACCGACCAGGGCCGAGATTCCCGAACGGCCGTAACCGTCGAGAATGTCGGTCAACTCGGAAAGGCTCTCGGCCTTGACGACGACCCAAGAGGCATCGTGGCCGCCGTGGGCCTTCATAGTCACGCTGATCTCAGGCACTTACGTTCTCCTCATAGGGGTATTGGCTAGCGTCGATTCCGTTGAAGTCGCAGAATCGCCGGACCGTACAGGTACGGCAAGCGTCGCCAGGGTTGGGCAGGAAGAGGCCGAGTCGTACGGCCTTATCCATGTTGCGGAACCAACGGGTGACCTTCTCTAGCGAGTAGTCCTGAAGGTTCCACGGGTCGGTAGGGGCGTTGTTCTTCGCCATGAAGTAATCGCCGAAGCCAGGCTTCACGCCGAACATGTCGTTAAGGGCGTGGTCGTAGACGGCTAGCTGAAAGGCCGTGTCCGGGAGCTTCGTTCCGGTCTTCAGGTCTCGGACCCGTAGGTGTCCGTCCGGGTATTCAACAACCTGATCAATGAACCCGCGGATCTCGATTCCGTCGAGGTTCAGCGTGAACGGAAGCTCGATGGCCGGCATTCCGTCGACCGGTTCCCAAATCTTCTCGGGGGCCTCAATCGCGTACTCAAAGTACGCTTCGACTTGATCCCGTCCGCGCTCTCTGCGCTTCTTAATGTCGTTCTCGGGCTTCGTCGTGCCACCAGTGAGCCACCGGGACACGTCCGGCTCGACGGCCAGGGCCGCCGCGTAATCGCGCTCCCAAGCCTCTTCGAACCATTCGGCCAACTGGTCAGGCCCGTGTGCCCTGTTGGCCTTCTCCCACTTCTCGACGGCCTCATGAAAGGCCGTGCCTTGGATGAACCATGCCGCTTGATTCTGGGGGGCCTTAGCGACCTTCTCTAGCCTGTACGCCTCACCGCATCGGACGAAGCTCGAATACTGCGATACCGACCGGTGTGCAATCACTCGCCCACCGGGGTCTCAGCGTTCAGACCGACATTCTCGATCTCGCCCACGAAGGCCGCCATGGTCACACCGTCGACAAACTTCGGGACGGCGGCATTCGAGAGCTTCACGGTGGTGCCGTTCACGACCAGCTCGACCACGTTCCGACCCATGCCGGAATCGAAGATCGGGCGAACGGTGATCGGGTGGCCGTCGAGGTCGGCGAACTTCATAGCGGGGGTGTTCTTCGTGGTGTCGAAGGCGGTCATGTTGGGCTCTCTCTCTGTGTCAAATACTAGGTTCAGGGCAAAGAGAAGGGGCGCCCGGCCCGGCGCCCCTGTTGTGTCGATATTCGTTTGTTGGCGTAAACATCTGGTCATTCGTAGACCCAATACGCCGTGGTGTACTCGTCGCCATGGTCGCAACCGAGGGTGTCACTCGGCCACCCCCTGAGCGGCATTGCGCTACGGGGGATCATGCCCCGACCTATGGCAATGTCCTCGGGCTCTCCGTTCATGCCGCAGAAGGAGAACTGATACCTGGTCCCATTGAGGTAGCGAGCCCTGGCGACGGTAAGCACATGCGGGATATCCCAGAGAACGTCAACTTCCTGAAGCTCTCTGCCCGCAGTGTTCAAGTCGATCCCCGTAGAGTTCCCCAGGAGCATCTTCTACCGTCCCCACCTTCAGCTTCCGTTCACACGTCACTCTCGGTGTCCGTGCTGTGTGAATCTTATACGACCCTGTTCGTTCCCTTACCGTTCCCTCACGTTCACCACAGAGGCTTTACCTAAGCGTTACTGGCGAGGGTGTGACGTTTGGGGGTCCGAATCCGCTCTTACAGCGGGGGGAGGTCTACGCCATTAGCGCCATGCGGCGGAGTCGATCGGCCAACGTCTTTCTAGGTATGGAAAGTTCACGCGCCATGGCCGAGATAGAGACGCCCTGAGAGTGCATCCGGTGAATGCGAGCGTTGTTCATCTCTTCGATCATGATCACTCGGAAGCGCTTGTTGGCTCGACGATCTTCGGGGGATTGTCCACCCCATACGCCGAACTCCTCATCTTCACCCAATTCGCCACATTCGGACTGAACCGGGCAGAAGCCGCAGGCTTCCTTAGCCTGAGTCACTTCTTCAGGCTTCTCGGAAAACCAGAAATCCGGGTCACCATCACAGGGGGTCGGGGCCGTCAATGTTCCTCGCTTCGCCGGAGATTCCTTGACCGCTAGGTGTTGGTCACGTCCCCGGCATTTCCCGCCGGTTCCTCCGTGGCCTCCCTCGCTGACATCTCCATACTCACCCGATGCCCCTGGCGGAGTCAAATACTAGTTTCAGGTATAGGTTCAGGGCAGCAAAAAGGCCGCCCCCGTGCGGGTGAGGCGGCCTCGGCTCTGTCCCCCCGGACAGCCGGTTACGCGGCTAGACACGACCCGAGGGGTCTTCAACCTTCGGAATGGTTCCGGTGTTGCCTTCGTCCTTTTCCCGGATGAGATTGTTTCCATCCTCGGGACGCCTCTTCGAGTAGTAGAAGCCACCCGTCGGCGAGGCAGGGTTCGGGGGGCATGCGCGGTTGTAGCAGACGACGACGTTGGCCTTCTTGATCTCGGCAAGCCACTTGTCGAGCTGTCGAGCCTTGACCGCGGGAATGGGGTCCTCCTGCATACGGCGAGAGTAGAGCCGAAGCATCGTCGCGGGCTTCGCGTGCGCATGCTCGGTCTTCAGCTTCCAGGGGATGTAAGCCGAGTGGTCCGGGCGGACCTTCGTAAGTCCGGCTTCCTGAAGCTGCCAGTAGACGGCACCCTTCGTCACGCCGTACATGTCGCCGATCTCTTCATACGTCTTGCCCTGAGAGCGGAGCTTTCTCAGCACGTCGCTAGACGGCAGGGAACGCGGGGCCGGCATGGGAGGACCTTTCGACGGGTTACGTAGATCATTAAGGTACTGGCGTACCTGACAAGGTGTCAATGGGAACCTAGTCAAGAGATGGCCCGTGCCTAGGTTTGAACCTAGTTTACACGCAGTAACCAATGAGGGTTGTACGGCTTTCGCCAAATGCTAGAAACTTTACGTGCCCGTGTCGTGCAGTTGTTCGAATCGGGTTGTTCGAAGTAGGTTGCGGGACCCCTCCGAGGGGGGCTACTTTACGCGTTAAGCCGCACGTTTCCGCAGGTCAGAGGGCAAATTGTAGTTGTCGTAGACTATGTTCCCAATGCTAGTATCAAAACCTAGCTTGCGGGCCTCTGAAGTGCACGGAAGCGAGCATCACCCAACGTGCCCAATACGAGGTTCCAAATATGGCAAGACGCACCACTCCGAAGGTTGGCGACGCGGCCGAGACGTATCTACGGAACGTGAAGGCTCAGACCAGCCGGATCAACTTCAACATGGCTAGTTCCGTGGTCAGACGCTTCGAGATACGCGTGAACAACTGCCAGGTCGGATCGCTCACCGCCGAGCACGTCGAAGACTTCTTCTACGGCTCGGGGCGGTCGCTTAGCTCGACGTGCAAGCCTCAGACCCTCGGCGCGTATAAGACGCGGCTGAAGTCGTTCCTTCGGTTCTGCCACCGCCGAGGGTGGCTCACCCTGAGCCCTGACGTCCTGCTCGAAGGCATCACGCCGAAGACGCGCACGAACCGCAACCGCTACCGGATGACACGGCCCGAGCTTCGGACCCTTCTCGACGCGGCCACTGATCCCAGAGACAGGGCTCTCGCGGCCTTCGTGGCGAACACTGGTGTACGCATCTCCGAGGCGATCACGTTGACCGTGCGAGACGTGAGCTTCCCCAAGGGAGAGCTTTACGTGAAGCTCTGGAAGACGAAGGACGAAGTCACGCTTCCCATGTCGTCCGACCTAGACCGAGAGCTTCGGGTGTGGCTCACCGCCTACGCGGCCGAGGTGGGAGAGCTTCAGCCTGGTTACAGGCTCTTCCCTCCGCACTTCCCTAGCCGCTTCCAGAAGGGGAAATACACCACTCAGCGGCCCCTACGGATCAACCCGCACGGCCAGATATCTAACCCGCGGGTCATCATTCAAGACCTGGCGAAGCGTGCCGAGATCGAGCTAGAGCCTGGCGACGGGTGGCACACTCTCCGCCGATCGTTCGGCCGGATTCTCTACGAAGACGCGCGGGCCCACGGGCACGATGACGCGCTTCGGCTCACTCAGGCCGCCCTCAATCACTCTCGGGCCGAAACGACGGAGCGGTACCTAGGCTTGGACCTTGAACGGCAACGGTACGAAGCCATGATGAAGGGGAAGCCGTTCCTCACGGCGGACGTGGAGCCCGGTAAGATCGTTGACCTAGACGAGAGAAGGGCGGGCCGTGGCTAGGGAAGTGATCATCAAGTGCGACAAGTGCGGCGGCACTGACGAAGCGGAAGAGTTCCAGCTCGACCGCAACGGCGAGACTCGCACGGTCGCGGCATGCGCCGAGCACAAGGTTCCCCTGGTCGAACTGTACGAGCTTGGCGAGGCACCCTCGAAGACCCCCGCGAAGCGGGGACCTGGCCGCCCTCCGACCCATTCGGTTGTGCCCATCGAGGATTGGAAGCCTGGCGAGTAGGCCCAACACAGAAACCCCCCGCGCCCTACAGGGCCGGGGGGTTTCTCAGTATTCAGTGCCGCAATCAGTGCAGCGATAGACCAGCTCGACGGCTTCCGGGTCAATGACCACGAAGTGACAGCCGTATTCCTCGCACGGCGTGTAGTTCACCAAAGCCCCTCGGGTCCGACGTTCTCGGCGTGAACCTCCCTGTCAATCGGCATGATCACGCCCCTGAAGGTGGGGCCAATCTTGATCAGGATCGGTTCCTTCGCGTTGAAGACGCACATGTCTAGGCACCGTTCTAGGTTGGCTCCCGAACCTTCGAGTTTGACCTTCGGAGCCTTGACCTTCGAGAAACGGGCCAGTAGGGCAGCGTCGAACGCGACCAGCTCGGGCAGGGCCAGGGGTCGGCCGGCAAGCCGTGTAAACAGGTCGTCGATGAAGTCCCAGACAGGTTCGGCCGTGGCCGAGAGATCCTGTCCGGCCGTAGGGGTGTCGTTGTTGCCAGGGCGGAACACCAGGCCGTCACCGGGCCGTACTTCGAGCCTGCCGAAGCCCTTCTTGTCCTTCCTGCCCGCTGTATCGAGGTCGGCCAACACCGACCGGTCAACGTGGACCGTAAGGCCGCCCTGGGGGCCGCTGTAGTCCTCTACGGGGGCCGTGTCCTGGCCTATGGCGTATCCGTCCGTCCCGGTGGCCCGTAGACCCTCCGAGGACAGTTCTAGGCGGGCCGTTTTGACCATGGACCGGGCCGGAAGGAAGGCCAGAGAGTTATATACGACCCTGGCCATTTCCTCACTCGGAACGGTTGCTACAGCCTCACTCACAGTCGTTCTCGGCTCCATGAAGGTCTCTGAGAATGCGCTCCCGCTCCTCGGGGTCGAGCGTGCCGAGGTCGATCACTTCGAATTCGCTCATGGTGCTTTTCCTTCCAGGACGACCAAAGGTCGATGAAGGCCAGGGTCAGAAAGCCGAAGAGACAGAAAAGGCCACACAGGAGAAGGCCGTATTCGGTGATTACGGCTAGCTCTTCGTTCACTCGGCGGTTCCGTAGCTCACGGCGTACTGATAGGCCGAGAAGGCGTTTCGCATTCGGTAGGCGGCCTGGTGAAGCTCCCGCTTTCCCTTGCTTTCCGCTACGTGGAGTTGCGCCACGGCGGTTTCGTAGTGGGGAAGGCCCTCAAAGGGGCCGATCATCTGAAGAGCCTTGACCAGGGTCACCTAGGCCACCTTCCCAATACTAGTTTCGGACCTGAGCAATACGAGCCATGGCCGAAGCGGCATTGCCCTTCTTCAGACCCTTCGGGGCCGGGGTCGTGGTGCTGTAGCGGAGAATTCCGCCCCCGACGTCCACGCGGCCGGCAAAGTCCCACTTGAAGGACGGAGAGCGGTCCTCGGGGCCGTTCTCGACATACCGGTTCGTAGTGGCGACACTCTTCGGGTGAAGGAACACGGAGCCTCTTTCCTGGGCGGTTTAAACAGGCTTCTCGGCCCTTCTCCGGGCCGCCCCTGCTGACATGCCAAATACTAGGTTCGTCGCCCTGGCGGTTGCAAGAAGACCGAGGTCAGAGGCCCTGTCGTGGGGCCTCGGCCAGTCCAACAGGTCTACAGGCTCCGTAGGGGGTAAGGGGGTCGGCTTGAGGGAGCGAAGCGAGCGAGAGCCGGGGGGATCGGGGGACAGAGCTATAGAGCTACTGCGAACGAAAGAGAGCAGTAGCAGAGGGACGCCCCTCTCAGGGCGTCCTATATAGAAGGGCTCTTTCTACAGCCGAGGCGTAACAGCCTCGGCCTTCTAACAGTTCTATAGCTAATGAAGGGGGCACCCCCTAGAAGGGGGGCCCTATCCCATGCCCTACACAATGTGCCCCAGGCACAAGAAG